CCACGAGATCATCCACGGCTGTTACAACGCCACGGGTGACCTTGCGAACAACGCAAAGCTGGGTGAGGAGGACGTCTGCGGATACCTCGACAAGCAGCTCACCGCTGTCCTTCTAGGGAACAGGTGGCTGTTTGACGTTCTCGAAAAAGCAATCCACGAAGACGTAAGGATCGTGTAATGAACCCACTCGCTGCCATAGCCATCATCTGCGGCCCAGGTCTTTCTGGCTGCGGGAACAAGCCTCTCCCGCCTGCTCTAGCTCCCTGGTCCCTAACGGCACCGGGTGTGGCTACGAGCAGCGACGGGCGCATCACGATAAGTTACGACCCCGACCGAGACGTCTACCTCGTCGCCGGCACCGGGTGGAAGCACACCGCGAGCGATCTGGACTCCGCGATGTATGACGCGGACAAGACGCGGGACTCTATGACCCGAATGGGTATGCAGCCCTAACTAGCCGCCGCGTGACAAAAAAACAGGTAGCTCAGCTTCCCCTTCGTGGGTTGCCGGGCTACCTGTTTTTTTCGCCCTGGAGGCCCGCCCAGCGCCACCGGTCCTACCCCACGCGGAGATCGGAAAGGGGGCACTGGGCATCGTCTATCAGGTTTATTTTGCCGCTTTGGCTGACGCTGCCGCCTTACTCGCCTGCACGTTCTCAAACGCGTGCATCCCGCCGACACCCAAGAGGGCCGTAACGAGGTCCATCAAGGTCGCGGAGTCCAGCGTGACGGGACGGTAAGCCGGCCAGTGGAGCATGATAAGGGGATTGCAGAGGGGCGCGAAGAGGAACGTGTAGGCCAGCGAAACGCCGCAGACCCAGATGATGAACGGGCGGGCGCGGCTGGTGAACGGGTCGGCCGATTTGGCCTCGCTGTCATCGACCTGCGCCTGGGAAAGCTGGGACTTCTCAGCAAAGTCCAGCATGGCCATCTGGTAGGCCTGCGCAGCCTTCGCCTTGTCGGCGGGGTCTGGGATGAAGTCGAGAACCTTCGTGAGGACGGTGTTCCCCATCGTCAGCCAGTCGAGTGGGTTGCTCATGGATTTGCTCCGAGGCCGAATAGCGCGGCCAAATGGTCCTTCCCGAGGTATGTCGAGAAGGCAGCGAGGGCCAGCGCGACCCCGTGGAGGCGCGAGGACGCGGTCTCCAGTTTAGCTACGCGCTGGCCTAGGGACGTGTTTGTTTCGAGGATCATATCCAACTTCCCGTCGAGACGACCGATGAGCAGGATCAGGTCCTGAGATGTTTCTTTTTCAGGCACTGAGGCCTCCGTTCGGGGCTAGAAGATGAACACGAAGTATGCAGGAGCGGACGAGGGTAGCTGTGGCCCGTCGGAGGGTTTGGCGAACACGTAAACAACCGATGAGGCACCAAATTGTCCACCGTCCGACCCTACGGCGGGGTCGGTGAAAACCACCTGACTGAACCTGTTGCCCGCCGCGCCCACCGGCCACGAGATGGATGAATAAGCGCCGACGGTGCCGCCGATTAGATCGGTGAAACCTGCTGTCCCGGCGCTAAGGCTATGGGCGTCTAAGAAGCCAGTGCAAACTGCCCACTGGGGATCGCCAGATGATGCGGCTGAGTCTGAGCCACTCAACACTGAGCCAGTGGGCGGGGTGTACTTGATGTTGTTCCGGGCGCCGTAAAACGGATCGAGCACGAAGCCGAACTGCTCAACACCGTCCGCGTCTTGGACAGAGGCACGGCCCTCGGCATTGCCGGTTGTGGCGACCAGCACTTCAACGCGCGAGTATGCGCCGCCGGAAAGAACGAGTGGAAGCGCCGCTGGAAATCCATTCCACGTCTGGTTAGCGAGCACGCCAACGAGCACGGACCCATCCGTGGGGAGCGTCATAGCGGCGCCGTATCGTGGCCCGGTCATGTTGGCTGGGTTGGCGCCGCTCTTGAAGACGAGCGTTTCGATACTCCCCGCCACACCGGACGTTCCGCCGTAAGCGGTTCCAGATGTTCCCGTGGTAACACCTGTGGCCAGCGTCCAGGTGGAGCCGTTATCGGCGCTCCAGTATATCGAGGTCTCGCCCTGGGGGTTAACCCACGCGAACGGAACAGGGCTGGCGGGAGCTACGGGCTGGATAACAGCCTCGAAAGTCCCTGGTGGGTTCCCGAAACCTGCTGGGAGGGGCCAAGGCGGTGGCTCCTGCCCCGCGTTCATGTGAACGACGGCATCCCCGGAATAAACCTGAGCGAAGATGGCGTAGGGGCCGGTAGAGCCTAGCGGGAACCCGCCGACGCCCGCGAGCACCTGAGCCTCAGTCAGCCCAGTCCCGGCCAGTCCGTAGAACGAACCATCCGTGCCTGCGTTAGTCACCCAGAAGCATTGATTAACGGGGTCCACCAGAAGCATGGCGGTTGTCCAGACACCGGGAAGGGTCGGGCCTGCGACGAGGCTGCCGGTGTTGTAAAAGACCTGTCCACCGGCCTGAACGCAGGCTGCTCCGGGGTTTTGGTAGGCTGAGCCGAGGTTATTCCCGACCAGGGACAGGGGAACAATACCCATGTTGGCTGCGAAGGAACTGCCGGAATATCCGGTCGTAGCCGTGAAAGTTACTGCAAACTTTTCAGTGGCGTTGGTCAGGCAGTAGGCGGTGATGTTGCCACCGTCAGACTGAAACGCGAAGCCATCCGAGGATATGTTGCAGGTGTTGTAAGAAGCCGCAGCGACGTGCGCGCCCCCTCCACTATCGTAGAGAAGCCCGGAGAACCGGGCAGGAGCGGCCATTATGCGGTCCTCACGATAGCTGCAGTGATCGCTAGGCCAGCCAAGGTAGCGTCCGCCGTCGCCGGGAGGCCCAGCAGAAGCTGGTCACCCGCAGGACCGGAGGTCTGCGTCACAGTGGCCGTCACGACCGTTCCGGTGACGGAAAGCGAGCCGATTGAGGTAGTAACGCCCGCGCTTCGGACGGATAGCGGGAACACCGTCGGAGCCGTCGCAGCTGCCTCAACGTCGAACTGCGAGAACGTAAGGTTCGTGGGTATTTGATAGGCCACCGGGAAGGCGGGGAACGCGATGTGCGCGACGGCCGGTGCGGTGGACGTAGCGGCGGTGACGGCCGGCGGGAACCCTGGGAAGGTGATCCCTAAGAAAAGCGGAGGCAGACACGTCAGTGTGGCCCCGCTGCCCGTGGATAGCATGGACAGGGCGCCACTAATCGCTGTGGCAACTAATCCACCGCCGGTATTCGTGCCGAGAATGGCCGCGCCGTCGGGCAGGGAGAAGCCGATCGAGGTTGCCTCAGCAGCCGCAGCAGCAGCCTCCGCAGCCGCAGCCGAAGCCGCCGCCAGGGTGGCGCTAGACGCAGCTGCAGTAGCCGCAGAGACCACCGCAGTGACGCTGCCGGCCACGCTGGTGGCACTCTCCGCCGCCGCAGTGGCACTTGTCGCGCACGCCGTCTGGCTGTTGCTGGCGGCCGTCGCAGCCGTCGCAGCCGTGGCCGCTGATACCATCGCGGAGGTGGCCGAAGCCGCAGCCGCCGCAGTGGACGCAGAGAGCGTTGAGGTGGCCGAAGCGACAGCCGCAGCAAGCGTTGAGGTGGCCGCTGTAGTGGCCGTGGTGATCGACCCTAAGGCACTCGCGCCGGCAGCAACAACGGCCGTCAGCGACCCGCTAATCGAAGCCACGTCGGCGTTGCAGGTGACCACGTCGGCTTGGCAAGCAGCCTCAGCAGCAAGAACTGTGGCCAGAAGGTTCTGGAGATCAACGCCTGCGCTTCCGCTAGCCTCGGAAGAAAAGAGGCCCGAGTTGAACTCGATGATTTGTAGTGTCCCGCTCATGTTACTCTCCGTCGCAGTCAGTGTTATACATAGACTGCACCGCAGCCGGGCCGCCGTTCATTTCGAGGTCCTCGGCCAAGGACTTAAGGCTTTCGCGGATGCCTTCGTATTTCGACTCCCACCGATCGGTGTTCGGGTGCTCGAAATAGTCGCCGGCATAGCTGAGGGCGGCGTAGACGATCATGTCGGGCTCGGACGCGGTGATCTCGTTATCCTGCGTCGGATCGCTGATCGCGGTGAACTGGCCATGATAGAGGACCTGCACCGGAGTGCCGGCGGCGACCGCGCCCGCAATGAAGAACAGGTTCTGAAAGCGCGCATAGGAGGTGGGCCACGCCGTAGGGGCCATCCGAACGAGCTGTCGGTATGGAACCTTCTTCAGGGGCCGCATCGTGCCGTCATTAGCGCCTGGAACCAGAATGTCCTGTAGCATCAGAAGATCGTTCGGGACGGGGAACTGCGAGAGCGACCCCGTGGAGGTGATGACCTGAAGGCGTTCCATGCAGGGGAGCCGCACCTCGCGTTGGATGCGGTTCATCGCCTGCTGGACAAAGAGGTTCGCCTGCGCCGCTGTGCAGTCATTGCGGTTGAGTAGCGTGGTGAACGACGCCACTACTGAATTGAAAGACACGGCGCTGGCTCCTAGACGTTCTTGCTGGTCGTGATGAGGGCCTCATAGCCCTCGCTACGGAGGCGCGCGAGGATGTCGCGTGGTTTCGCCTCGTAAATGTTAAAGCCCTCGTTCAGCCACTTGTCGGCCAGAATGGTCGGAACAGAGCATACGCGCTCCATTTCGCGGGACCGACATGGGGCGCTGCTGGCGAGGCGGGCGTCGGAAAGATCGCTCAGGAACGCGCTGTCGATGTCGGTCTTCCGGTGGATGACCATGCGGCCGGCGGCGTCGGTCAAGAACCTTGTGGTGGCGTCTATGAGTTGCATTATTTGGTCAGCTCCGTGACGTTGAGGACACCCGAGGAACCCGTAGCCTCGATCACCGCGATCTGGTCGCCTTGAGTGACGATGGCGATGAGGGGAGGTTGGTTGGCGCGCACGAGCGTGCAGGCACCCGCTACCGCCACGGGAGTGGTTGAGATTTTGACGTAGCAGTCGCCCGTCGCCGTCAGGCGCACTTCGCGGCAGCCAACAGGGATCAAATGGGGGCCGAGAGTGGACGCGCTCGACAGCGCGATGTCGTAAGCAGTAGAAAGACGAAACAGCATGGCTACCTCTGGAAAAAGAAAAGGGGACACCCGAAGGTGCCCCCCTTAGTTGCAGCCTTGCGGCTTCGTGTTAGCTCAGGCCGGTGATCAGGCCCGAGGCGGCGTAGTTACGGTGCTTCAGCGAGAACTCGCCCACGATCTGCACGTTGGTGCTGTCGCCGGTCTTCGCCAAGGTCTCGCGGAACCAGTTACGCAGCACGAGCTTCTTCCACATCGTGGTCTCGAAGATCAGCGCCGTGGTGGCCAGCTGGAAGCGGTTGATCACCACCTTCAGGCCCTCTTCCGAGAACGGCGTCACGTAGACGTCGATCACGTTGTAGAGTTTCTTCGTGCTGTTCTCAACACGGTCGGTGCGGGCAACGGTGCCACCCGGAGCAACGCCGCTCTTCCACAGCGCGATCTTCGGCGCGTCGGAGGGCTTCACCATCAGGATGTTCGGCTCGGCACCCTGCACGTAGCACTCCTGTGCAACGGTAAGCACGTTCGCCTCGGTCAGCGGGCTGGCGGTATTCGTCACCGTCGAGCTGGCCGCAACCTGCGCCTGATAGCCGGCGAACATACGCGCAACGCTGTCGCTGCCGACCACCTGGTTCTGGCCAGTGCCAACCAGGGCGAACTCCAGATCGCGCTTCAGCTCCATGGAGCGCAGGCCCAGCTGGTAGCTGAGTTCCTTGTCGCGGCCGTATTTCCGAACGACGTCCGCAGTGCCAGACGCTTTCGCGGTCTTGGTCAGAATCTGCGTGCTGTTGTTCCGCATCACGGTCGCCTGCGCAACCGCAGTGCCGGCATCCGCGCCTTCGATGGCCGCGTTCGACGCCGGGTTGATCAGGCTGTCTTCCTGCCACTGCGGGTTGGTGTTGGTGCAACCCTCGCTGCCGATCATCGACTGGAACGGCGTCTTGGTCGGGCTGATGTTGGTGATGATGTTGCTGACGTCTTCCTTGATGCCAACAATGTCATAAGTCGAGATGGTGCCGCTGATGGTCACGATATGTAGTCCTTAGAGTGTGGAGAGGTGGAGTTAAGCTGCGCGACGAGAGGTCGCAAAGAACGCGTCGGCGGCGTCGTCGGGGGTTCCGCTACTGGAACGGAGACGGTCGATGACGGACTTCCGATCGCTCGCCTCGCTGGCGGACGTAGCGGACGCGCCAGGGGACAGAACCTTTGTCGGGCGGTTCTGAACCTTCACGACCTGCTCAACGGCTTTCGCCCGGCCGGTGCGGAACTGCATGGCGTCGTGCAGGAGCTTCACGGCCCAGGGATCGACCTGGGTGAGCAGCATGTCCTTCGGAGCGCCATAGGCGGCCACAGCGTGGTCCACCATTTTGGTGTAGAGGTCCGGCGTGAAGTCGGGGATGCCGTTCACGGGGTCCTTTAGAGCAACCAGGGTGGCCTGGGCGCGCGCACGGATGCCGGCGTTGGCTTCCTCCTGGCGCGATGCCGTGGTGCGGCTCAGTTCCTGGGTGAGGTAGTTGTAGTCCGCCATAGCCTCCGAAGCGTCCTTGCGGAGCTGGTCAAAGGTTTCCTGGTCGATCGTCGGATCGCGGCTCAGTGCCAGGAAATCAAGCTGGGCATACGGGGCCCATTTCGCGGTGGCCTTATCGACCATCGCCTTCAGTGCCGTCTCAGCGCGCGCGGTGCGCTCCAGAGAGGTGGCGCGGACGGCCTCAACCTCGGCGGCGCGCGTGGCGACTTCAGACTGCTTACCATACGCCTCTTTGAGCGCCTTCAAGCTGGCCTTACTCTTCGCCGTCCCCTCGCCCCATTCCAGCTCGGCGTCGTCGTCGGCCGGGGTGGGGGTCTTAGGTGCCGCCACAGAACCTTCAGGATCGTTCGCCAGGGCGATGGCGTCCTCTTCCGCTGGGGCAGCCAGCCGGGCGTCGGTAGTGCCGTCAGGGGCCGTCAGCGCGCCATCTTCGGAGCGGGCCGACGTGTTGAAGAAAGCAGCCGCGCCGTTGTCTTCGCCGCCATCGACGTCGTCATAGGTCTCAGTCGTCAAGTTCGGGGTCCTTATCTGCGTCGGCGTCTAAGAAGGCCTGGAGCTGGTCAGCGGCTTGCGCCCACATCTGAACCTGCTGACCAATCTCCGCGACTGCGGTGTGGAGGGTGTGGTGATATTCCCGCGCGTCAGCACCGGACGGGCCGGCGGGGCTGCGGATCATGGCCGTGAGGTGGAAGTTTGAGACCTCGTCGATCACGGAGAGAAACGTAGCGTTGTTGAGGAGTTCTGTGCAGGCCATGCCGCGTTTCAGAACGACCTCGGGATCGGGTCCGATCATTAGGTTTCCTGTGTCAGAGGGTGGGGCTTGTTAATGCGGTGGCCCCGGCCGCAGACGTCCGCTGGTAGCTAATCAGCGGGTAGGCTCTGCCATGGAAGACAGCTTGGCGTCGGCGGCTGCCTGGACCTGAAGCTGAGTCTCAATGGCGTCAATGGCGACCTTATGCGCCAACTGGTCCTGCTTAAGCTGCTGATCCGAGAGCATACGCTGCGTCTCAAGGTGCATCTTAGCGAGGGCGTCCTGTGCCTTCTGCTGGCTCTCTGCGAGCGCCAACTGAGCACCTTGCTGGGCGGCCTCCGCGTTCGCCAGTTTGACCTTGGCGTCTGCGTGTTTGACCGCGAGGTCGGCTTCCTGCATGGGGTCGGGAGGAGGCGGCTGGACTTGGTCGGGCGAGAGGATGTAATCCGAGACGTCCTTGATGCCCATTGCGTTCATCGCTTTCTTCACGACGTTGTAACGCTTCGCCGGCGGATAGGCGATCTTCAGCATGGGGTCGTTCGACAAGTAGGAGTCGAGGGACTTCCACTTCATCAATTCGCGGTCCTGATCGCCGTAGCCGAGGGCGAACGAGACTTCCATCTCGGTGTCTTCGGGCCACTGCGTGAAGTCTATCGGGGTCCACGAACCACCCACCTGAATGACCTTCTGGCGGTTCTCGTTCTCGATCACCAACTGATAGATCATCATGTAGAGATCACGGAGGAAGTTCTCAGCGAAGTTCCGGGCGATGATCTTCTGGCGGATTTGGCTGACCGAGATCAGGTCATTGACCATCCCCTGGCTGTTCTGCTTCGAGATCGCGTCCTTGTTCAGACCCTGGCTGAGGCGGCTGATGCCGGTGATCTCTTCCTTGTCGCTGTCGAGCAACTCGATCGTTTGAAACACGAACGGGTTCAGGCCTGACTGCGGGATCGGAGCGATGCCGTCGGCGCGCTTGACGTTCACGATGCCGCCGATGCGGTTCTCCATCAGCTCCCGAGGATTCTCTACGGTGCCACGGACGACCTGCAGGCGGGGGTTGTTGGTGATCAGCGTGTGGTTGATGATCGACCGCGTGAGGTAGGTGCGAGCGTTCTGCGTCGGGATCAGCATCTTCGCGTAGTTCGTCCCCCAAAACGCATGGGGGCGCGGAAGGGGCGTGAAGACGATAAAGGGCTTCCGATCGACGGGCTCTTTGTCGAGGATGCGGTCGCCGGCCATGGTGATCTTGTAGAGCTGGCTGACGGGAGTATCGTCGTCCCCGTCCTCATTGATCTCCATGTAGCACTCATAGACCATGATCTGGCGCGCGCTCTGCTGCTGCTCTTCCAGACCACGGACGCCGATCATATCGTCCGTCTCCTGCCAACGCTCGATCTGCTCGGGCTCTTGAGAGAGCCACAACCGGTCGGTGTCTTGGAGGGCGGTGATGATGGCGCGGTCGTAGCCGGCCTTGATCAGCTGAGAAACGGTGCGCGGCTCACGGTGGAAGCAGAAATCCGAAGACTTCAAATCCTCCGACATAGGAGCCACACCGAATTGTTCGGGAGGAAGGACCTTAATGCGGACCTGAGAACGATCCTTAGGCACCCGCAGGCGGACGCGTTTGAACGTCTCGCTGTCGCTGCCTTTAGGCTCCACCTGCGTGATCTCTGCGCCGGGGTTCTGCGAGATAAAGGAGGACACCTCTGCGTAAGTGGTCTCGCTCAGGTCATAGAAGTTCGTCGTCTTCTTCTGCTCCCACCACACCTTAACGACACCCGCGCGACCGAGAAGGCCGTCGTCGATCGTGTCCTGCATGATCTGGAAGCCGGGGTTCTGGCGGAACAGGACGTGTGTGGCGTAGTCTGTTCGGACCTGCGCGGCCTGGGCATCCTCACCGTTCACTGGGGAGAAGCTGACCGGCTGGTTGTTCCCTGAGAATACCTCAAGGAGCTGGGCCTTCATGCTCTCGACCGCGTCCCAAACGTCATAAGACACATAGTTGGTGTCCCCCGCGTTCAGTTTGTAGGGACGCTCGCCGTTGTAGAACTTCATGACCAGCTCACGCTCTTTCGAGAGTTTACTTTCCGAGAAGCCTACCGCGAGACCGATCTGATTACTGAGCCGGGCGACTAAGGCTTCGTCTGCCTCGCTGTCTGCCATTACTCGATCCTTTCATACCACGCGTCGTGGTTTATGATGGGCGCATAGAAGCCCTCGTTGATGTGGTCGCAGAGGGCGAGCGCCATTACGGTGTCGTCGTGGCAGCCTTTCTCAGCCTCCATCGTGCCCTTGTCGGTGACGATGAATGACTGCATCTCGGCTAAGGTGGCCCTGTCGTAAATCTCGATATTCCCCTCACGCACGTTCGCGCGGAGCTTGTCGATGATCAGGGGTTTGCTTTTCTCGCTGGTGAAGAAACCAACGAAAGTGGTCTCGACGTCGGTGATCTTGTCCACGACGGTCTCTGTGTAAAAGTTCGGGTAGCCCTCATCCTTCTGGATCACCCGGTTGGTGAGGATGCCGTGGTTGTTCCGCTCGCAGACTATCAAGGCGTCGTTGAAGAGGCGGCCAATGTTTGCCAGCACAGTGCCGAAGTAATCTGGATCGGTGCGATCGGAGCGCCACACAGCGCACTGCCGGCGGTGGCTGTCGAACACCTGGGCGACCGAGAAGTCCTTCCGAACACCCGCGCCGACGTCCGCGCCAACGTAATATGTCTCAGCCTCATCTAGGGGCCGATAGCAGAGGAGGTCCCCTCGGGGGTCATTTTCCCAACGCTTTCCGAAGAGCGCCAAGCGGGCGATCGGCTCCCACCCGAGATCGCTGTCGGGAGACTTAGGGAACATCGCCTTGGCCTTGTTCCGCATCGCGTCGATCTTTTCGAGCTTGAACACGGGTCGCCCGGAGGTTAGGAACGATTCCTCAACATTCAGCGGATATTCCTGTTTGAACAGGTCCTCGCCCTTGCCGGCAATCTTCCTGCGCCGGAACATCAGTTGGCCGTCGTCAAGGCCGTATTGAGCGGCTAAATCAACTTCCTGCGGCGTTTTGCGGAAGTCTGCCGGCACTTCTGCCCGGTAAGAAGGCTCTATATACCATGGAAGGAAGACAAGCTCGAACTCACTCTCGCCGCTTATTGCGGCTTGGCATTGGTCATAGAAAGTGCCGCTCATACCATTCGAGGTGGACTCGATATAGACCTCGGTGCCCCGTGCGTCGGGGATTGCTTCCATCAGGCCGTTATAGTTGGCCAGCGCGGACCCTTTTGGCCAGTGCGCCAGCTCGGATAGGTGGGCGTGGGTGATCGTTTCTCCGCGCCCGATGCCGTCACCGCCCGCCGTGGCCACCATGTAGCCGGCGTCGATGTTGGCGAACTTCAGTTCCTTGCGGGACGAGTATTTCGTCTCAGGCCGAACAGCCTCAGGACACAGCTCGTAAAATCGCTGCGTCATGTCGAATAGGGATTGGGTGGACTCCGCCTTGTGCGTCACCACGATGGCCTTACGCGCCTGACCGGCGAGCGTTTGGGTGACCTGGGAAAAGAGACGGCCTCCCACGTATGTCGAGAGCCCCATCTGGCGGCCCTTAACGATGATGACGCGGACCCGCCCCTTCTCCCTGATCTGACGCTCGACCACCTCGTGGAGGCGGCGTTGGGCTTCATTCAGTCGGAAGGGGCGGATGCCATTTTCTTTCGTCCTGATCTTTAGGACGTTCTCGGCGTAGTAAGCGAAGTCTTCATAAAGTCTGCGGCGCACTGCCAGGATAGATGCGGACATGCGCCTCCAGTTTTATGTTGAGGTCTGCTCCTGTGCGAGGAGAGCCAGGAAATCTTCAGCTTTCGAGACTTTCGCCTCGATCTTCTGCGCCGGCTTGGCCTTGCAGTAGGCCAGGACGGTATTCACCGCCGCCGTGCGCTCACGGGTTGTCTCGGTTGGGTTGAGCGCCGTCGCCATCACGACCTTCAGAGCGGCAACCGCCATCTCCTCATCGGTGGTGAGCGGCGCATCAATGACGCCCTGTTCAATTAGAGTTTCGATGGTCTTTGCTCCTTCGATAGTTGCCTCAGCGCGAGCCGCAGCGACTTCCTCGCCTCGGCCTGCCCAGCCATCGGGAACCCCACGGCGGGTCTTCATTGTTCCCGCTTCCCGCATGGCGCGCACACGTTCGCGCATCCCATCCCGACGTTTCTCGAAGCCTTCCAGGGTTCTCGGGTAGCCCCGAATGAGCCCCACAAGCTCGGGATACCAAACGCCCCGCGTGCGGTGCTTCGTCAGATAGTGCTTTTCCTTCGTCTTGACGCGGCCGGGACGTTTGATCTTTTCGGTCATTTTACATTCCCGGTGGGCGTTGCCCTGGAGCGCCCCCCATCGGAGGCTGCCCCATCGGCGGACGCGGAGGTTGAGCCATCATTGGAGCGCCTGGAGGTGCCCCACCCATCGGCGGGCCGCCCGGCATCGGAGGCGGAGGACCACCTGGGCCACCCGGCATCGGGGGCTTGGGCTGCATCTTCCGGCCGATCGCGGCCTTGGTGATGGTGTGCATAGTTTGGATGCCGGCTTGACCTTGGAGGGGGCCGTTGTGGGCGATGAGCGCCTGCCCCTGCTGCGGGGTGAAGGTCCCAGCCTGCGTCAAGCCGGCGATGGTTGAGTGGATGTCGTCGGTGTTCACCGGGACGCCCGCGTGGGCCGCTGCCATGGCGATATGAGATTTGAAGCTCATGTTCGGGTTGGGCGGCATCCCCTGAACGCCAGGAGGACCACCCACCGCGCCCCCGGTGGCAGCCGGCGGTGCTGAGGGCGAGCCCGCCATGCGGCTCATTACGCGGGCGGCAGATGCCTTGACGGCCCCTTTATGCGCAGCCTGAGAGGCAGCCGAAGAGGCCACGCCCTGGCCCTGGCCGGGGGTATGGTTCGTGGAGTCTTTCCACATATGCATTAACCTTTCGGGTGTCTCGGGCCGTGCGACATCATGCGGGCAGTGAAGAACTTCGCTGCCTTGGCGCGATGGTGGGCATCGGCAATCGTGTTGAGGTGGGTATCACGCGCTGCGGCCTTCGCTGCGACGTTCGCGGCGGGGTCTGAGGCGTGCGTGTTCAGGACGTCCTGAAGGCCGTTCGCGGTGGCCGTCTTGACGTCGGGAGGGAGATCGGAGGCGTTCACCCGGTCGATTTGCTTCATGGTGGTCGCTCGGGCGTTTTCGATGGCTCCCTGATATGCCAGGGGATTCGCCACGGGGCCGTTGTTGCCTTCAGGCGTGTTGCCGGATGGAGCTTTCGAGTTAAGTTTGGCTTGGATCAGTTTCGCGGCTGCCGGGTCGATGCCGCCACCAGCTTCACCGTGAGCGATGAGCGCCGTGGCTGCGTCGGGGAAGGCTGCGCGGATGGCCGCGTGGACCGCGCCGCGCGTGTGCGCCGGGTTACCGTTGGCGAGGTAGCCTTCCAACTTGTTCGCGGTCATCGCCGGGGTATCGAGGCCCGGAGCGGAGGACGCCTGGGGGATACCGACAGAAGCGGCCACGGGATCGTTCAGGACGTTCGCTGGGGCCGGTGTAGCGGTTGGCGCGGGGGGTTGGGCCGGCGCGGGCTGCGGGGCCCTCAGCGGGTTGTTATTCCGATCCAGCGGAGTGTTGACCGGGACGAGATTGGGCCGAACACCCGTGATAGGGTCGGCCTGCCCGTCGGATGCCTGCGCCATGATGGATCGCGCGCCCTTCACGGCGTTGTTGAGGGTGGCATCCACGGCCGTATCGGAGACCAGCGGGTTGGCGGTGGGCGTCGTGGTGCCGGCCGTCAGCTTCGTTTGGTTCGAGAGAGCCGCCCTGTCCACGAGGTTCTGCGCCAGAACAGTGGGGTTCGCATTACGCGCACCCTCAGCGTTCTTCAGCTGTTGGCGGGTGCGTGCAATTTGGAGAACCTTAGCCTGCTGAGCCTGCGCCTGCCCATCGAGGTCTGCGGAAGCGTCTGGAAGACCTGAGGGCTGGAGCGTCGGGGTTTTCGACAGCGGATCGCCGCCGGAACCGGGGAGCGCCATTCCTGCGAGGTATTCAGCCGCCCTCTGTTGCGCGCCGGCCGCCGTAAGGTCTTGCGAGGCCCACGGATCGCCAGTAGGAACCTTTGCAGGCTTCGGCGTGTTGGCTGCCCAGGCGGCGTCGATCTGCCCCTGCACATTCGGAGGTGTGGGCTCAGCCGGGGCGGCTGCCTGCGTAGCAATTCGCGCGGCCTGCGCTCCCGCGTTATGCACGGCAGCGTCAGTAGCGGTGTCGGACACAGCGGGGTTCGGGACGGGAGCGCCGAGAGACGCCGTCAACTTCGCTTGGTTCGATAGAGCCGCCTTATTCAGAGACGTCTGCGCGAGCCAATCCGGGTCAACCTTTCGGTTGGCTATCCGGTTTGCGAAGGCGGCACGCGAGGCTGCAATCCTCTGCACGTTGGCTTGGAAGTCGGCGGACTGGTTGTCGAGGTCTGGAGATTCCCCAGGCTGCGGGAAATAGTCAGTCCCCTTCTTTCCACCTACCTCCCGATCCAACTGGTCGGCTAGAGGATCGCTTCCGGCACCAACAGGAGGGACGCCCGCGTAGAACTTCTGCTTTGCGAGGTCCGCCTTAGCTTGGTCCGAGGCCGACCACGGGTCTCCGTTGGGGGCCCTGTAAGAGCCTCCGGTCGCTTTGTTCCAGGCCGCATCAATATCCGGAGAGGCCGGCGGGGGCGTGTCCTTAATCGCCGGGCCCGGAGCGTAGGCGGCCCGAATGTTTGAATTAATCTGCGTGGGGTCCTGAACGGGAGCAGAACCAACCATCAGCCGGGCTTTATTCGCCTGATAGGTGAGCGCCGGCTGCGAGGTTCCGAAGACGTTGTCCAGCGCGCCGCCGACTGCGGAGCCGAGACCGCCAACCTGACGGTGCCCGATTCCGATCGCGGCGAGTTCCGCCATGTTGCCGTGCATCGCAGCGTGAGCTGCAGCGAGGCCGGTTGCGACGGTTCCGCCGACGTTGGCGAAGAACCCAGCGCCCTTCTTCTGGATCGACTGCGTTGAGAGGACGTCGAGAGTTTGTGCGTTGTGGACGAGCCCATCGACGATGTCGTCAGGCAGGCCGATAGAGCGAATGTTCTGGAGCAAGCCGTCGGTGATCGTGTTGTTATGGGTAGCGGCGGGGCCTGAGAATATCCAGCTGAGCTGGCGGGCCTGCGCCGCGTCGATCGCGCCGTTCTGCTTCAGGCTCGCAACGGTGGCGAGAGTGTCCTTCGTCAGGGTCTGCTTGGCGGCGTTGGCGGCGGCGAACGGAGATGTATCACCCTTCACCGCAGCTGCGCCGGCCTGGGCCTGCTTCATTGCGTTGTCGGCGGCGACGATCGCCTGGGCGTGTGCGTCGTTTACGGGGTCGGCCGCCTGAGAGGTCATATAGCTGTCCGCGCCGGCTTTAATACCGACCGCAGCTAATTCAGGGATGAGCGAGGCCGCGCGCGCCGCACCCGCTTGGATGCCGGCGTTGGCGACCGCGTATGGATCGAAGGCTGGGCCGTTTTTTGTTCCGGCTGAGGTGGCGAGCTGGTTCGCCGCATCGGTTGCAGCGCCAGCGCCCGCGTCCAGAGCGGCGCCCACAAAGGGACGCGCCAGGGTGGGGGCCGCTTCGAGAAGAGCGCGGCCGGGGCCGATCTTTCCCAAACCGACCGCAGCCAGCCCAGCGTCAGCCGCCGTGGCCAGACCACCACGCACGAAGTCTTCCGTGCTGGGAGCTGCATCGCCGTTGTTCTGCGCGGCGGCTTTGACATTGTTCCCGAGGTTCAGCGCGGCGGCGGTGAGGCCGACAGCGCCAGCGGTAGCGGCACCCTCGGGAGCCAGCGCGCCGGCACCGAGCATCGCTGCGGTGGGAGCGAGGCCCTCTGTGGCAGCGCGGGGGAGATCGTGAAAGAACTGGCCGTAGTTTCCCTGTTTTAGGGCGCCAGCTTCGTCGGTGGGGACGTATCCTTTCGGGGCTGCTGTAGCTCCCTCAAGGGTTTTCCCAAAGGAGGCCACCGAAGGGAGCCCTACGGCTGTCCCCACGGTGTCGAGCGTGTTTCCGAGGCCTGTCGCGGCGTTGTGCAGGCCATATCCGGCGGCGCCCGTGAAGGACGTGTCGGAGGGTGGCGTAGCAGCAGGAGCTGGCGAGGAAGCGTTCGTAGCCTGCATTGAGGCCTTCACTTCGTCAACCTGCGCCTGCTGATCGTCTGGTGACATATTCTCCAGGCCGTCGATGTTCACGTTGGCGATATGATCGCCCATGTCGATGGCAACGGTGGCCATGGAGTTTCCTTACTGCTGCTGGGTGGGTGTGGTGCCGACTATTTGGAACTTCGTCCCACTCTTCGTTACGTTCCACTTACCGGACTGGTCTTTGGAAACGGTAGGCCCTGAGCCGATCTGATCAACGTAGGGTGCGTCCTGTTTGGCTTTCCAGGCGTCGAAAGCGCCGGGTGATGTCCGTAAGGCGTTCTGCTGTTCCACTGGGGTTCCGCGCCACGCTTTGTAGACGTCGAGCTGGTGCTGAGCGGCCTGCTGCGCGGGCGCAACGAGAGCGCCGATCGCCTTCGGGTCGGTGTCGATGCTCGCAAGCTGGCCCTTGAAGAAGTCGAACTCCTTCTGGTTTCGGACAGCAACGCCCTTCGCGTTGGCGAAGCCGCCGCTGGTTACCTGCTTGCCCCACGCGTCCGCGATTTGGGCGCTGGATGCGTCGGCCGGGCCGAGACCGAGTTCGGTGGCCATATACCTCTTGAACTGCTGCGCAAGTTGGGGGCCGGCGGCTGCCTGCGGGTCTGAGGCGACCTTCTGGAAGTTGGCGATGGTCTGCAACTTCTCGGCGGCAGGGACACCTGCGTGGACGATGTTGTCGATGGCGTCTCCAGAGTCCTTTACGGTATCCGCCGCGAGGGTTTGGTTTCCCTTCGTGGTTCCGCTGATCTGCCCCTGAACGACCGCAGAACGATTGGCGGCGTTGGAAGTCTGCGCCGTCTGTCCCTGCATTGGACGGTAGGAAGTCTGTCCCGAGGTGGGGTCGATGAACTCCTGCAGGTCGGGACCGCCGTTCGTTCCCATCGTGATCTTGCCGGTCGGCTTCGGCTGCATCTTCATCCCGAGCACCAGATTCTGGTTCTGCATCTGGGCGTTCGCGCGCGCCTGCGCGATAACGTCCGTCTGATACTTCAGGTTGTTCGATCGGTCCTGGGCTTTAAGGTTCGACAGGTTCGTCATCCCCTGTCCAAGGCCTTGTCCGAGGGTTCGCGCCCCTGCCAGACCTGCACCCATCGCCAGCAGCCGGTCGCTGAGCGTTGAGCGATACATGGACGGATCGAGCGTCGGAATACCGATCGCCGCCATCTGCGGGTCCTGCGGAGGAATGTTTCCGCCGCGATCTTCCGGCATGGAGTTGGCGTTCGGGCCGCCGGGAAGGTTGCCGTTCCCAGGGAGAGGAATGGCGGGTGGTATGGCGCCGCTGGTGGGCGAACCAGGAGAGCCCGCGCCGGGTTGTCCGTAGCGTTGGAGCCCCGTGGCCACACCAGATGCGTAGACTGACGGATCGAGGGTAGAGTTTCGGTTTTCCTGGCGCCCGATGCCCTGGACAACGCTTTGCAGCAACTGAGGCTGTTTGAGCTGGTCTAGCGACAGTGGGGTGTTCGGATCGACGCCGACAAAGGTTCCGAGGTTCTTACCGTAGGCTACGGGGTCGTTTTTTCCGTCGCCCTTTGGCGCCCACACGGCGGCGAGCTGGTTCAGGCTGATCTGTCCGCCATTTTCGCGGGCCTTTGAGAGGACGTTCTGAGCCGCCGCAGATACACCATTCTCAGGCGTGTCGAAGCCGGCATAGCCTCCGCTAGAGCCTACCTTACCAACCCACGGAACGCCGTTGTCGCGGACATTCCCGACGTTGTTCTTAACGGAATCTATCGTGGCGGGGGCGTCGGATGGGGCGGTCGGGGCGGATGGAGCGGGAGAGGCGGATGAGGGGCCGTTTGGACCAACGGGGCCGGGGCCCATCCCTTGGAGAGCTGCTGGCGGGATCGGTGTGCTGGGAGCATCCGTCGCGGCCGGAGCGTTCACCGGAGGAACATTCGCCATCACCGATCCGACGTTGGCCGGCGGTGCGTCTGGATCGGTGGCGGTCGAGAACTTCCCAGAGGTGAGAAGGTTCGTCGCGCCGTTCGCTATTGATGTGCCGAGCTTGCTCGCCTTGTCCCAATCGAGGCCGCCGTCGGAGTTTCCAAGGAGGCTGGGGTTATTGATCATGGCTGAGCTGATCGGCGTGATGGGTTCTGGGCCCGCCCCCGGCAGTCCCGCTGATGGGGAAGCTGGTGTGGAAACACCCAATGCGGGTGCCGGGGGAGGTGCCGTCGAGGCAGAATCGTCCGGTGCCAGCACGAAGCCGCTAGTGGGCGGATCATAGACCACCGAGGACATCGAGTCGGACATGGAAGGTTCCTTTGAGGTTTTCTCAGGAATACTTTCAGTATTGCTGAGAGGGAAAGGTAGAGTTAATCGGGGTGTATTGAGTGGCACTGTTCGTCGGGATTTGCTCCGACCAAGGGTTTTGGCCACCTCCTCCAAATAGGTTTGATAAGAGCCCTCCTCCGGAGGAGCCGGAGGGCCCGCCAGCGAACAGAGAAGCAGCGCCAAGAGCGCCACCCAATACCGTGGTGAACGGATTTGCCTGCTGGGTCTGCGTGGAGTTGGACTCGCCCGTAGTGTTACCACCCCAGTTACTCGCGCCCACAACCCCGTAGTAATTGTCGAGGACGCCCTGCTGGTAGGTGTTCTGGCCCTGCCACTGATCATATTGATTGGTGAGCCCCTCCTGTGCTCCCTGCTGCTGGAGACCACCTGCGGCAGCGCCGAGTTGGTAGTTCCCCTCAGCGAGGTTCTGGCCCTCGGAGGCCGCATTGAGACCCAGCTCAGTGCCTTGCGCGAGCTGCGCGTTACCGGCGAGCTGCGTCTGCGCGTTTAGGCCTTCATAGCCCAGGGTGGAACCCAACGCGGACGTTGCAGCGTTGTTCTGCATGTTCTGCGTGGCGAGGTTGTTCGCCTGCTGGTTCTCTGCGATCCCGGCGTTCTCGCTGATGCCATTCTCGGCACCGGAAAGCTGCGCGGAAAGACCGACGTTGCGCTCGTTCGCGGCCGTCGAGAGGCCGGTGTTGAACGCGTTGTTGTCGATGCTACTGTCAGCGTTGCCGACGGCGAGGGCAGCGTTATACGTGTCCGCCCCTTGGATTGCGCCGGCACGAGAGCTGTTCTCACCGCCGTTGATCGAGGCAGCTTGGTTCAGTCCCGGAAGCGTCGAGGTAGTCAGCGTGTGGTCGATCGCGCCGTTCGCCTGCTGCAAAGCCTGCTGAATGGGCGAGGAGTTCATATACTGGCCCGCGTCGGTAGCGAGCTGCTGCGTTGGGTCCGTCGCCGCTTCGTTAATGGCGTTGTTCAACTGCGTGTTATAGCCGGCGATGTTATTCGCCCCCGCAATCGCGGCGCCATTCAACGCGGTGGTGAGACCCCCACTGATGGCGGTCCCCTGGCCGGCGGCGGCGCCGTTCAATTCACCAATGTTCGCGGCGTTCGGGCCGGCGGTTCCCTGGGCGAGCTGAGCAGCGTTCTGGTCGTATTGGCTGGTGCCGTTCAGATATGAGTTGGCGGTGTTGCCAACTGAATTGACTGCGGCGGCTCCTTGGCCCTGAGTGTATCCCAACGCGCTGGCTTCTGTTTCTTGCTGGCCTGCGTTCTGACCGGCGACGTAGTTCCCCGTGTAGGGGCCGGAAGCCATCCGGTTGTCGAAGATGTCTTGTGCGTTGGTGAACGCGTTGGTGATCTGGCTGGCTTGCGGCGCCCACGGAGAAGTCTGCTGGGCCGTCTTACCGGAGGTAGTGGTTGTCGAATCGCCCATGGTTGAGGGGCCTCATGAAAAAGGGAGCTAGCTCACCTCGCTGATTGGTGACGACGCCGTCAGGCACGAAGCCGTGGGCGAGCAGGAACTTCGGAAGGTTCGGTCGGTCTGGAGGGACGACCACGAACAGCGGGACGCCAATCAGCGCGTGCGCCGCGTCGATGTCTTTACGAAACTGTCGTGCGCTCTTCGCGGTCCACTTGCGGACGTGAACATGGACGATCTGGTGCCCTGTTGGCGCAAGTTCGCTGGTCACCGTGTATTCCGGCCGCGTGATGACCGGGACGCCTCGGAGTGCAGCCATGTTACCTCAGGGGAAGGCGACCCACGTTTGTGTGGCCGCGTTGTATTGCACCCACGCGTCCCCCGACTGGCCCGTAAGGGGCTGCCAGGGAGCACGGGAGAGTCGGATCATTCCGTCTCCGAGGGCGGTGGGGGGTTTCGTGGCGACGGCGGGGATGAAGATCAGCATTGTGGCAATCGAGGTAGCGATGTTCGCCAACTCGCTCTGCAAATACTGCCCATCCCCGCCTTCCAGGATGGGTATGGACGTCCGAACGAAGCCCTTCGGCGCAAGGATGGGAGTTGCCATTATCTTGTGCCCCAAGGAGTGACGTCGAGGTCGAAACCTTCGATGTTGAAGTCAAGCTGAGCCGTTGTGCCGAACTGCACGGCGAGGTATCGGCCACCTGATCGCATATCAACGTGATAGTTGATCTCAGGATTGAACGGGAGCGGCGAGCCCCACTTAACGACACCTGACGGCGTCATGGAGTAGCCGATCTTAATGTTGATCGCTGCGTTGCGATACAGCTCGATCAGGGGGAACATACGCCGCGCGACTTTATACGTGTGCGTGTCGGAGCCCACCTGCTCCATGTCAATTCCGGTGCGCTGGACGAACGATAGGCCGTTGCGCAGGGGGTCGTATGGATAGTTGAGCTTCCCGAGGTTCACGAAGTCATAGGCCACGATGGCTGGCGTGGGAATTAGGTTATTCCCCGTGGTGACGGGGCGGGAGACCCCAACGCAGGTCTGAGTGTAGCTGTTCTGGTCGCTGAAGTAGCTTCCGCCGACTGTGGCATAAGTGATAGTGCTCGACTCGGTCGCATAGGTCGGGATCGTCTCGATATTGACCAGGGTTGTCTGCGGGACGTTCGGGAGATCGACGAAGGACCATGTGTCGGTGGTCACGGAATAGACAGCGCCTCGGTTGGCGTATGTCGTTCCTGAGAGGTTCTGAAAGAACTCCGTTCCCGTGCCTGAAGGGTAAGCGAAGGTGATCTCGTTCAGCGCGGGATTGTAGCTGACGTAGCACGCCTCGGTGTTGTTCGTGTCGAGCGCCGAGTAGACGGTCTCGCGGTTGCGGCCGTCGAGGATGCTCTGCTTCGAGACGCCGTCGTGAACATAGACGTCGGTAGGGCCGAACACATAGTGCCGGCCCTCAACCTCCACGGCGCAGTTGGGCGAGATCATCCCGCCTTCGCTGAAGAGCCGTTGGAAGTCAAAGATGAAGTTGTCGCCGGAAGGCGTCATGCCCCATATCTGGTTCTCGGAATAGA